CTCGTCAAAAGTTTTTAAACCTACTTTACTCCCCTCTGGAATACCATTTTTATGCAAGCTAAATAATTGCTCTAATATCTCTCCGTTTGGTTTTATCATAATATTTGAGTTTTAGTTTTAAAATCTCCCATATTAACAAACCTTTCTAATTTATCTGGTCTTGTAATAAATTCTAACGTCAGATATTTATATTTAGTATCTAAGTGGTGTTGGTCTTTAGCTGCATTTCTTAAAGCATTTAATATATCCTCTTTTGTATATCCCTCTTTTAATCTTTCTTTTAACTGCTTTTTAGCTTTCTCAGATATAACTTTTGCTTTCTTACCTAAAATAGAATTAAACAAACTTAGCAGTTTACTGCTATCTATATTTAATTTAATTTCCTTTCCTTTACTTTCCTTTATAGCATTGCGACCGTTATGCGATTTTGATGCGTTCGCATTACTATTAGCATTGCTACCCCATCTTTTCTGAGCTGACTGCTTGGCTTTTAACGACTTAGATTCTCTAAGCTCTAATCTTTTCTGTATAGATATACTGCTAAAAGTGTTATTATCTACTTTAAATAAGTTAAAATTTAGTATTATTTTTTCTACTAACTCACTTGAGCAATGATAATCGTAACTGAGCCTTGCAAAATCGCATTTTAATAAGTTATTGTTTTGGTATAAATCCTCAATAATAGCCCAGTAAATACCGTAGCCCTCCATACCAGTTTCATAAAGTAGTTGTTTGATTTTTTCGTCAGCCCTTGAAGTATAATCGTGACTGAAATAAAATGTTTCTTTCATATATTTTTGTTTTGTGATGGCAAATATTAAAAATTAATACATAAAATAAAAAATATAATTTTGTAATATGGAAATAATTTTAAAAGATTTACCTAAAATATCCCTTAATAAATGGTATGCTGGGATGCATTGGACAAAGCGTAAGAAGATTAAAGATAATTACACTTTAATAGTTAAAAGCCAATTTAATAAAACGCTACCGAAGACAAACACTTATAACACAGAATATCACTTCACATTTAAATCAAGAGCGTTAGACGCTTCTAATTGTGTTGCAATGGTTAAAATGATTGAGGATATAATCTTTGAAAACGATAGCTATAAGGTAATAAAGAGCATACTAATTACAAGTAATAAAGGTTTAGAAGATTCAGTTAAAATAAAAATTTTTTAAAAATAATCAGTTTAGTATTAAATATATTTGTATATATTTGCAATACAATTAATATAAAACAAAATGAGCAAAACAAAAAAAACAGTTAGAACGTATTTAAAAGAAGAGTGGTCATCAAATGGTGGTCATATTACAAAAAAAGCAATTTTAGATAATTGTTTTGATAGAATTGGGTCTTACCTTACTTATGCAGATATTGAGGGTAAATATATGGCGGTGTACTCTTATTGGGAGCATAACGTAGAGAACTTTGACCAAGTTGAAAATGATAAGTATGTAGGTTATGAAATTACTTGCGACCTTGACAGAACAAATTGGTTAATTAAAAATTTCGGAAAACCTACTATTCAATTAATAGTACCGAATTGGGTTATGGACTTAAAAGTTAATGATGAAAGACACGCATCTAACATATTTAAAAAATATTTAAAATTAGTATAAAAAAAATATGAAAGAATCAATTTTAAAAGTAACCTCAGCACTTATACCAATGTCGGTATGGTGCTGGGCAGTAGAAGAGCCACAAGCAGCAGCTATTCTATTTGTTATAGGTTTATTTGCTGCATTAGAATTAACATACATAAAAACAAGATGAAATTAACAAAACAAGAAATCTGGGAGATACAACACATCCTAAGAAAAGAAAGAGATTTAATGATGCAAAAGTCGCAAGAGTGGTACAACGACAATGAGGATGATAAGTCGATTAGTCTAATGTGTGATAACAAAGCTAATATGATGACTGCCTTAATTAAAAAGTTAGACGAGATATTAAAATACAATGAGTTAACAAAGTCAATTAATAATTTTAATGACTCAATTAATTCAGATAACAACATTAACGACGATTTTAAAAATTTATTTATATGAAATATACAAAAACAATATCCCCAGAATTAAAAGACATATTAAAGTCTTGTACAAGCGTAGAGCAACGAAAATTAACTGCAAGTAAACATCAAATATCTATACATACTTTAAATAGCGTTATAGAGGGCAAAAGAAAAGTTAATTTAAATAATCAAAAATGCATTACTGAGCTTATGCGTATAGCTGTTGCTAATGCAAGAGATATGCATACCTCTTTATTAGATTATTATAAAGACCTAAAACAATTATAAAAGAAAAAGCCCTCTGGTCTTGAGGGCTTTATCACAATATGAAGAAACATTTAAGTTTCACACAAAACAAAGTACAACATTAAGAATAAAAAATTTACCTTAATACACATTATAAGAACAATTTAAATATATTTGTAATATGAATTTATACACAAAACTAAACGAAGTCAAAAAAGAGATAGGAGCTATCTCTAAAGACTCAACAAACCCTTTTTTTAAATCAAAATATTTCGATATTAACTCGCTGCTAAAGCACGTTGAGCCATTACTGCAAAAGAATGGTCTACTATTATTGCAGCCTATTATGGATGGAGATTTATATACGGAAATTGTAGACATAGAATCTGAGGAAAGAGTAGTTAGCTATATACCATTGCCAGAAATGGACGACCCACAAAAACTCGGAAGTGCTATAACATACTACCGAAGATACACTCTGCAATCATTATTAGGCTTACAAGCTGAGGACGACGACGCTAACTCAGCCAGTCAAGCTACAAAGACTCAGAAGCAATGGGTAAATAAAGACGATAAGATATGGAGTGCAGCAGTAGACAAAGGTATAACCCTTACAGAGCTAAAAAAGCATTATAGTATAAGTAGAATTAACGCAGATTTATACCCAATTAAATGAAAAAATTTAAAATAAGAGCTTCTGCAAGTGGTAAGTTAATGACGAAGGCTCGTTCTAAAAGCGAGTTTTTGTCTAAGACTACTAAAAGCTATTTAGAGGAGTGGACAAAAGAACAGATATATGGAGTTAGAAAGAACATAAGCTCTAAGTATCTAACCAAAGGCAACCAAGTAGAAGACGATGCTATTGTGTACGCCTCTGCTGAGAAAGGTTGGTTATTTGCTGAAAAGAATGAAGAGTATTTTGAGGACGAATATTTCTGTGGTACTCCAGATGTTATACTTGAGGATAAGATTATAGATATAAAATCAAGCTGGGACTGCTTTAGCTTTCCTTTATTCTATAACGGCATACCTAATAAGGATTATTATTACCAACTACAAACATATATGCACCTAACGCAAAAGGATAAAGCCCAGTTAGTGTATGTTTTAATGAACACACCAGAGGAGTTAACCTTAGAAGAGTCTCACGACTACTCAGAAATCAATAGCAAGTATCGTATTAAGAGCTTTGATATAGATTATGACGAAGAAGTTATATATGAGTTGCAACATAAAGTAATAGAATCAAGAGAATACATAGAACAATTATGGAGTTAGTTAAAAATTATAAGACAGAAAATCAAGACTATATATTTATCCGCAATACTCTTAAAAAAGGGTATACGCACCTCAGCACTATATTAGGTCTATGCAGAAAAGTCGGTATGATAGACGCAAATAGAAAGGTTACAGACCTTGTAAAAATGGGTCAGATAGAGCAAGTAGAAATAAAGGACGAAGATGGAAATATAAAGTACAAATACTTTCCAAAACAAGGCAAACCTTCTTATTATTCTGCTGCTGGTATAGAAACTTTAGGAGGATGGCAAAGTGATAGTGTAATGAAAGGGCGTTTAACATTTGATAAGCTATTAAATTGCGTGTCTAAATATTATAATGTATCTAAAAAGGACATAATTGGAGTAAGGAGGCATAGACAAAAAGTTATATGTCGGCAAATGTTTTGCTATATTGCCAGAGATAATATGCCAGAAAATTCATTAGAAAGTATCGGAGAGGCTTTAGGTGGTAGAGACCATTCTACGGTAATACATTCTATTAATCAAGCTACCGACTTAATGACTTATGACAAAAAATTTAAAAAAGATTATTTAAGATTAAACGAATTTATAAAAACAAACTTATGAACATCACAAAGCAAGTAAAACAATTATTGAGTACGAATCCAGAAATGAGAGACAATCCTAAAAAGCTGTTGCGTAGAACTTTACAAGATGCTTATGGAATTAATGTGCTATCTGCTATGATTATATCAGAGTATTACAAAAACGTTTTAACTATTACCAGAGCCAGTCGTAAAATTCAGCAAGATAACGAAGAGCTGAGGGGTAAAGAATGGGAGAAGCGTAAAGGTATTAAAGCCGATATAGTCAAAGCTAAATTAGGCTATAAATGAGACTGTTTTATATTTTGTTAAATGTTGGTTTATTCCTGACCACTTCATCATCAAATGGGAAGCACCCAAGAATGAATGTGGTTAGGAGTATTCCTAATTTAATAGAAGCAATAATTTACGTTGAAAGCCGAGGAGATGTAAAAGCTCATAATATATTAGAGGATGCAGTAGGGTGCTTACAAATACGTCCTATAATGCTTAGAGAAGTTAATAGGCTTTTAGGATATAACAAATATAAGTTAACAGATAGGTGGAGCAAAGCTAAATCTATTGAGATGTTTAACGTAATAAAACAATCCTTTC